CTGCACGTAATCATCGCCGAACGCGAGGAGCAGGCCCGCCTGGAAGGACAGCGGGCATTCGAAGACGGCAAGACTGTCGACCAGTGCCCGCACCGCAGCCACACACGCGAGGCCGATCTGTGGCGCCGCGGCTTTGCAAATGCGCAGTTCGGCGCCCAGATGAGCAAACGACCCTGACAAGGAAAACCCATGGCGCAGGCCACCACAAACACCCCAGCGCATCCGGAATTCACCCGCTGGATGGCCGAAATTCAGCGGTACGAGTCGTCGGCCAAGCGCTGGGAGACCCGCAGCACGAAGATCGTCAAGCGCTACAAGGACGACCGGAAGGGCCCGGCCGACGAGGCCCGGACCAAGTACAACATCCTGTGGTCGAACCTGCAGGTGCTGATGCCGGCCGTCTACGCCAAGAACCCGGTGCCGGAGGTTGAGCGCCGGTTCAAGGACGAAGACCCGGTTGGCCGCGAGGCGTCCGAGGTGCTGGAGCGCTGCCTGGATTACTGCATCAAGACGCAGTCGTTCAAGGACATCATGCGCGCGGCCGTGCTGGACCGCTTCCTGCCTGGCCGTGGTGTCGTCTGGGTGCGCTATGTGCCGCACTTCGCCCAGGCCGAACAAGAGCAAGATACCGGCGCTTTGACCGACGATGCTGACCCGGCGCCGCAGGACAAGCTGTCCGGCGCCCCGGAGCCGCTGGAAGAAATCGAGCACGAGGAATGCCTGGCCGACTATGTGCACTGGAAGGACTTCGGGCACACCGTGGCACGCACCTGGTCGGAAGTGCGCGCGGTCTGGCGCATCGTCTACCTGACGCGCGCCGAATGCGTGCAACGCTTCGGCGAAGTGATCGGCAAAAAAATCCCGCTGGCCGCTACCGACGGCAAGGACAAGGGTGACGCGACCGCCGACAGCCTCAAAAAGGCGATGATCTACGAGATCTGGGACAAAATCAGCAAGACCGCCATCTGGCTGTGCAAGGAGTATCCGGACGGCCTGCTGGACGAGAAATCCGACCCGCTGCGCTTGTCGGGGTTCTTCCCATGCGCCCGCCCACTGTATGGCACGCTCGACAACGAGTCGATGATCCCAACGCCGGATTTCGTCCTGTACCAGGACCAGGCCGACGAGCTCGACACGCTGACCGCGCGCATCGCCAGCATCGTGAAAGCGGTGAAGGTGGCGGGCGTCTACGATGCCAGCGCGCAGGGCGTGCAGCGGCTGCTGTCGGAAGGGATCGAGAATCAGCTCATTCCGGTCGACTCGTGGGCGGCATTCGCCGAGAAAGGCGGCATCGCCGGCGCGATCCAGATGCTGCCCATCCAGGAAGTCGCGGCCGTGCTGGTCCAGCTGTACGACTCGCGCGATCGCGTGAAGCAGGACCTGTACGAGATCACTGGCCTGTCGGACATCATCCGCGGTGCCAACGACCCGTCCGAGACCGCGACGGCCACGCGCACGAAATCGGCCTTCGCATCGATCCGCCTGCGCGACATGCAGGACGAGGTGTCCCGGTTCGTCCGCGACACCTTGCGCATCATGGGCGAGGTAATGGCCGAGCACTTCGGCATCGAGACACTGGCCAAGATCAGCGGCGTCGACCTGCCGACCGAGCAGCAGAAGCAGCAGGTACAGGCTTCTCTGCAGCCGCCGGCGCCGCAAATGCCGATGATGGGAATGCCAGCGCAGCCGCCCGCGCCGCCCGCTCCAGCGCCGCAGCCGACGCCGGAGCAGATCGAGCTGCTGCAGAAGCCCACCTGGGAACAGGTTGGCCAGCTGTTGCAGGACGATGCAGCACGCAACTTCCGCATCGACATCGAGACCGACTCGACAATCGGTGAGGACGAGCAGCTGCAGAAGGCCGAGCGCATGGAAATGCTCAAGGCGGTGGCTACCTTCCTCCAGCAGGCCATCCCGGCCATCCAGCAGAACCCACAGATGGGCCCGCTGCTGGGCCAGATGCTGATGTTCACCCTGCGTAGCTTCAAGGCCGGCCGCACGCTGGAGAACGTGTTTGAAGCGACCATGAAGCAGCTGGAAGACGCCGCGAAACAGCCGGCTAAGCCCGACCCGGAGAAGGTGAAAGCCGACGCCGTCGCCCAGCAGGTCCAGGCGAAGGCCCAGGCCGACATCCAGGTCAACCGCGATCGGATCCAAGCCGAGACGGCCCAGAGCGAGCGTGAGCTGGCCCTACAAAAGGAGCTGGAGGAGTTCAAGGCGCGCCTTGAGCAGCAGACCGCCTATGCCGCGCAGGATGCGCAGCAGCGGCAGGTGGCTCAGGAAACCGCGCTGGAGGCGCACCGCGACCAGATGCGCATGGCGATGGAGGAACGGCTGGCGCAACAGGAAGCAGCGGCACAGGAGCGCCAGGCGCAGATGAACGCCACCCTGCAGCTCATCCTGCAGGCGATGAAGGGCCAGGTCGCCCTCGAGGTGGCCGAACTCGGTGCCGAGACCACGCTCGACGCGGCCCAGATCAGCGCCGCCAACCAGGGTTCAGGAGAGGATTAATGCCCATCTATGCAATGAAGTGCAGCGCCTGCGGCGCCGCTCAGGACATCTACCGCAGCATCGCCAGGATGAACCACGACCTGCCACAGTGCTGCGGCCAGCCGATGGGCCGTCAGGTGTGCGCGCCGGCCGTGGTGGCGGACATCCCCGCCTACCAGGCCGTGGCCGTCGACAAGGCCACCGGAAAGATGCCGATGATCGAGGGGCGCAAGCAGCATCGCGAGTACCTCCGCCGCAACGGCTACATCGAGGTGGGGAGTGAGAAGCTGCCCGAGAAGCCGCGACCGCTGGCCGGCGACTTCAACGTCAAGCCCCAGCTCATCGAAGCAACGAAGCAAGTCCTCGCGCAGCAGCGCAAATAACCCCAGGCCGCCACAGAGCGGCCTTTTCATTGGAACCCTCGCATGAACCTCGACACCGAAGACGAAATCGGCGGCGCCGGCGCGACCGCAAATGACGACCAGCAGCCCAGCCTGCGCGAAACCCTGGAGGCGGAGTTCGCGAAGGCGAGCGAGCCGCCCACCTTCGACGCCGGCACCGGCAAGGAGGTGACGGCTGGCCGCGCACGTGACGAATCCGGTCGCTTCGCCACCAAGGCCGCGCCGGCCGATGACGCTGGCGCCGCTGCCGCTCCTGCCCAAGCAACGCCGCAGCCTACCGGCGCGGGTGCAGCTGCAGCGCCCGCCGACCAGCAGCAGGCCGCCGCACCGGCCGAGATCCCCGCCCCGCACACCTGGACCGCCGAGGCGAAAGCCAAATGGAACGATGTCCCTCCCGAGGTGCGCCGGTACATCGCCGAGCGCGAAGACCAGATGCACCGCGCGATCTCCCGCAACGACGAAGAGCGCAACCTCGGGCGTGCGATGTCGCAGACGCTGCAACCGCACATGGAGACCATGCGCGCGATCGGCGTAGCCCCCGACCAGGCGGTCGCCGGCCTGCTCAACGTCGACGCCGTGCTGCGGCGCGGCTCGCCCGAACAGAAGCTGGAGATGGTGCACGAGATCATGCGCTCGTACCAGATCCCGCTCGAACACGTCATGCAACACCAGCCCATGCCGCAAGACCCGCGGCTCGGCGCGCTCCAGCAGGAACTGCAAGCGCTCCGGTCGCAGGTCACGCAGGGCACGCAGCAACAGCAGGAAGCACTCGAAACACGCGCCGCACAGGCCGAGATCGAGGCGTTCAAGGTAAACGCGCCACACCTGGAAGCGGTTCGGGATCACATGTCCCAGCTGCTCACCAACGGTCTGGCGAGTGGCCTCCAGGATGCCTACGACCAGGCCGTGTGGATGAACCCGACCACGCGCCAGGCCATGTTGGCCCAGCAGACCGCAGCCGCATCGAAGGCGCAGCGGGTCGCGAGTGCACGCAACGCCGGTTCCTCTATCTCGGGTGCGCCCGGGGGGGTGGTTCCGAATCCGCCGACCCAGAAGCGCAGCCTGCGAGACGAACTCGCGGCCAACTTCGGCGAAGCCAAATCCCGAATCTAGGAGCTAATCCATGTCTCTCATCAATCCCAGCAGCACCCTGAACGAGATCGTAACCACCACGCTGCGTAATCGCACCGGCCACCTGGCGGACAACATCTCGCTGAACAACGCCCTGCTGAACCGCCTGAAAAAGCGCGGCAAGGTCAAGCCGATCTCCGGCGGCCGCACCATCGTGCAGGAACTCGAATACGCGATGAACGGCACCTACAAGCGCTACTCCGGCTACGAGCCGGTGAACATCTCGCCGAGTGACGTGTTCACCGGCGCGGAATTCAACTACGCGCAGTCGGCCGTCGCCGTCTCGATCTCCGGCCTGGAGATGCTGCAGAACAGCGGCGAGGAAGCGATCATCGACCTGCTCGAATCGCGCATCCAGAACGCCGAGAAGACGATCACCAACAACACCGCACTTGACTGCTACTCGGACGGCACCGCCGACGGCGGCCGCCAGATCGGCGGTCTGCAGCTGCTGATCAGCAAGAACCCGAACAGCGGCGTGGTCGGCGGCATCGATGCTTCGAGCTCGGTCGGCTCCTTCTGGCGCAACGTGGCCTTCTCGGCCCAGAACAACGGTGGCGCGCCGGTTACCTCGGCCAACATCCAGTCCTACATGAACCAGGTGTGGGTGCAGCTGGTGCGCGGCTCGGACTCGCCCGACCTGATCGTCGCGGACAACAACTACTGGCGCGCCTACCTGGAATCGCTCCAGTCCATCCAGCGGATCATGTCCGACGAGATGGCCTCGATCGGCTTCCAGTCGCTCAAGTACATGACCGCCGACGTGGTCCTGGACGGCGGCTTCGGCGGCGGCGCACCGACCAACACCATGTACTTCCTGAACACGGATTACATGTACCTGCGTCCGCACCGCGACCGCTTCTTCGCCCCGATCGGCGACGAGCGCTTCGCCACCAACCAGGATGCGATGGTCAAGCTGATCGGCTTCGCCGGCAACATGACCATCTCGAACCGCCGCCTGCAGGGCGTGCTGGGCGCCTAATCCGGGCGCAGACCTTCCCTCAACTTCATAGGAGCACACCATGCCCTGGATCATGCAAGACGCCCTGCTCGGCTCCGTCGATCTCACCCTGATCGACACCGTCAGCCCGGGCCCGTACGCGCTCGCCGGTGCCAATGCCGGCAAGTCCGGCCGCTACAGCCTGCCGTCGCAGTTCGTCGACGCCACGGACCCGGTGCTGGGCGGCGCGATCTTCGCCTTCGCCCAGGTCGCCGCCATCGCCCCGCAGACGATCAGCTCGATCGCGCTGGCGGGCACCACCGCCACGCTGACCACGGCGGTCGCCCACGGCCTGGCCGTCGGCGGGACCGTCACCATCAGCGGCGCCGCGCCGCTGGGTTACAACAACCAGTTCGTGATCGCCACCGTGCCGTCGGCGACCACCCTGACCTTCGACGTGCGCTCGATCGTCAACCAGTCGACCCAGCAGCTGGGCGCCAACCCGAACCAGCCCGCAGGTCCCGCGACCACCGTCGGTTCGTATGTCGGCGGCCTGGGCGCTGGCCAGATCGTGCAGTTCACGCACGTGCTGGACGCTGCCACCGGCAACCTGGTGCTGCAATCGCAGGTCTGGGCCGGCACCGCCAACAGCGGGCTCTCGCTGGGCGCGTCGGTCAACTACCCGGCCGCCGGCCAGTGGGCCTGGTTCCAGATCGGCGGCGCCATGGTGGTCAACACCAACGGCGCGCCGGCGGTGGGCAATCAGACCTACTGGGATTCGGCCGGCACCGTGAAACCGACTGCGGTCGCATCGAAGCAGATGCAGGGAGTTCAGTACGCCACCGCGGCCGGCGCCACTCTCGGCGCGGGCTCCAGCGCACGCACGCTGGCGGCGAACCAGGCGGTTGTGTGGGGCACTTTCCCGCTGGCCCAGGGCGCCATCACTTAAACCTGTAGCACCTTTTCCCGGCGAGGGACTTTTGCGGGCAGCTTCGGCTGCCCGTTCTTTTTCGCCGGGCGCCTCCCTCGCATAGACCAAAGGAAAAACCAAAATGAGCGATTTCGCACAAGCGCAATACCACTTTAGCCCGGGCCAAAGCGTGGCCGTGGCTACCCACGGCGACGACGCCGGCCTGTTCGCCGAGTTCCGCCTGGAAGCAGTGCAGAACCATGCCAAGAGCCGCACCGAAGGTCGCGCGATCTTCGAAGACACGCCGTTCATCACAATCATGTTCCCTGGCGATAAGACCAAAAAAGTTGATCGCCCGGTCAAACTGGAAGACGACGTCGACGGCCCTTCTGACCTGACCCGCTTCCCGAAGCAGTGGGCACGCTTCCAGGCGCAGGAAGAACAGGCCGGCGATGGCCTGCCGGTCCAGCAGTGGAACCCGCTGAGCAAGAGCCAGGCGCTCGAGCTGAAGGCCATGGGGATCCACACCGTGGAGCAGCTGGCCGCGCTACCGGACACCGCCCTGAACTGGCTCGGCGCGCGCGAGCTGCGCACGCAAGCGCAGGCATGGATCGACAAGGCCGGTGCGCACGCCGCTGAATCGCGCCTCTCCGCCGAAAACGCCCAGCTGCGCGAACAGGTCGCCGCCATGGCCCAGCAGATGAAAGACCTGGCCGAACAGGTCAAAAAGGCCACCTCGAAAACGAAAGCCAGCGAGTAAAACATGACTGCCCTCGTCAATCAGAACCACGCCTCCCTGTTGCAGCTCGTGCAACAGGCGTGCTCGGAACTCGGCCTCGCCGCGCCGAGCACTGTCATCGGCAATCCGGACACACAAGTCGCGCAGATTCTGGCCCTGGCCAAGCGCGAGGGTCAGGAAACGATGGCTCGGGGCGTGGCGACTGGCGGGTGGCAGCTGCTACGCAAGGAGTATGTGTTCAACCTGACAGCGGGCCAGGACACGTACCCGCTGCCGGCTGACATCGACCACCTCTGCCCCCAGACCTTCTGGGACCGCAGCTTCCGCTGGCAGCTGCTGGGGCCGCTCAGCCCGCAGGAATGGCAGGTGCTGAAGTCCGGTATCTCGCCGACCGGGCCGCGCAGGCGCTTCCGCATCTTCGGCGGCGCCTTCGTGGTCGACCCGGTGCCGAGCGATACCAACCAGCTCGTGCTCGAGTATTTTTCGGCGAACTGGTGCCAGTCGTCTACCGGCACTGGCCAGCGCACCTGGTCTAAGGACACCGATACCTACCTCCTCGACGACGACAGCATGGTGTTGGGCATCATCTGGCGCTTTCGCCGCGCGCGAGGTCTCGATTACGACACCGAGAAAAAGGACTGGCAAGACTGCGTCGACCGCGTGCTTGCGCGCCAGGCCGGCTCCCGTACGCTGTCGCTGAACACGACCGACTCTGGGATCCAGATGCTCAACCACTCGAATGTGCCCGATACGGGCTACGGACAATAATGGCTCGTGCAACCGTTAAAAGTATCCCAGCGCCGGTCGGGGGCCTGAATGCGCGGGACGGCATTGCCAACATGCCGCCGACCGATGCGATCGTGCTGGACAACTGGTTCCCCACGCCATCCACCGTGAACCTGCGCAACGGGTCGGTGAACCTTGCCAAGGGCCTGGGCGCCAACGTCGAGACCCTGGCTACCTACAACAGCGCGACGACCAGCACCCTGTTTGCCGCCGCCGGCGGGAACATCTTCGATGTGACGGCCGGGGGCCAGGTCGGCCCCGCAGTGGTCACCGGCCTCACCTCCGCGCGCTGGCAGGACCTGAACTTCGGCAGCACGGCCGCTAATGGCCAGTTCCTGTACCTGTTCAATGGTGTCGATTCGCCACTGGTGTACACCGGGTCGCAGTGGCAGGTGGTGGCTTCGACCTCGACGGCACAGAGCATCAATTCAGCCACGAACAACGGAGCGACGGCCACGGTGACGACCGCCGCAGCGCACGGCCTCGCGACAGGGAATTTCGTGATCATCAGCGGCGCCACGCCGGCGGCGTACAACGGCTCGTTCGCCGTTACGGTGACAAGCGCAACGACGTTCACGATCGCACTGCGTTCGGACCCAGGCGGCAGTGCCACGGCCGTCGGCACCTACCTGATCTCGCCAGCGATCACCGGCGTAGACCCGCGGCTGCTGGTCCAAGCAGTGAGCTTCAAGCAGCGCATCTACATGGTCGAGAAAGACAGCTGCCGCTGCTGGTACCTGCCTGTGAATGCCCTCGGCGGCACGGCACAGGCCCTGGACTTCGGCGGCATGTTCAAGCTGGGCGGTTACCTGATGGCGGTCTGCTCGTGGTCAGTCGACAACTCGGCCGGCCTTCAAGAATTCTTCGTCGCGGTTTCATCCGAAGGCGAGATTGCGGTGTACCAGGGCTATGACCCGACGAATGCCGAGAACTGGTCGGTCGCGAGCCACTTTCGTGTGGGCCGGCCCGTGGGGCGCCGCTGCTTCACAAAGGTGGGCAGCGATGTGGTGTTCCTCTCGGCAGACGGGGCTTATCCGCTGTCGAAGGCGATGCTCACCGATCGCTCCCAGCAGAACAATGCTCTGTCGCAGAAGATCCAGAACCTGATTAACACCGACGTGCAGCTCTATGCCGCCAACTTCGGCTGGCAGGTGATCCTCTACCCGATCGGGAACAAGATCATTATCAACGTGCCGAGCATGCCCGGCTTCAGCAGCTACCAGTACGTGATGAACACGATCACCGGTGCCTGGTGCCGGTTCACCGGTTGGAATGCCCTGTGCTGGGCCCTGTTCAAGGACAAGCTGATCTTCGGCGCGCCGAATGGATTCGTCTACCAGGCGGACGTCGGCCTGAGCGACAACGGCGCCGCGATTGTGGCTGATGGTCTCCAGGCATTTAACTATTTCGATGTGCAAGGCCAGAAGCAGTTCACTGGCATTCGCCCCCTGCTGTATGCGAGCCGAGGCATCGCGCCGGCCTGCCAGATCAATATCGACTTCGACACCAGTTCGCCTACGGCGATCACATCGAACTCGATCTCCATCACGCTCTGGGGCTCCGCCTGGGGCAGCCCGTGGAGCACGAACAACGGGACGATCCGGAACTGGCAGGGCGCCGGCGGCATCGGCTACGCCGGCGCCCCGCACATGGTTGTGTCGTCGAAGAATGCCGTCTGCCAGTGGCAAGGAACCGACGTGATGTTCCAACCATGCGGACCCACGCTATGACGGCGAACCAGATTTTCTACGGCGACTCGGCCGAAGTGAAGACGTGGATGGTTCAGCGCTTCGGTCAGGTGGCGCCGCAGGCAGCGCACTCGACCATTACCCTGGTGCGCGCCGGAACGATCCGGGGCGCGGTCTGGCTGGAGAACTACAACGGCGCGAGCGCAGTGATCCACGTCGCGGGCGACGGGCGGCGTTGGCTAACCCGAGAGTTCGCGGAGGCGGTCTTCCACTACGCCTTCAACGTGCTGGCCTGTCGGAAGCTGATCGGCATCGTGCGCGAGGTGAACTCCGACGCGCAGCGCTTCGACGAGAACCTGGGCTTTCGGCGCGAATGCGTCATCGAGGACGCCGACCCCGAAGGGGCATTGATCATCTACTCGCTCAAGCGCGAGGACTGCAAATTTTTGGAGAAGAAGAATGGGTAAGCCGAGCGCACCAGATCCGAAGGCAACCGCACAAGCGCAGGGCGCATCCAACAAGGAAACCGCGATTGCGAACGCCAATCTGAACCGTATCGACCAGTACAGCCCCTTTGGCTCGAGCACCTACCAGATCACCGGTACGAATCCTGATGGCACGCCGAAATACAGCCAGACGACGGAGATGAGCGCGCCCGTCAAGGGCATCTTCGACAGCCAAGTGGCGAACCAGCAGCATCAGCAGGACATCAGCACGACGCTGCTGAACAACGTCGCGTCGCAGTATTCGAAGCCGATCGACACCTCCGGCGTCAACCCGCTGAACACCGGGATGAGCGCTGCCGACCTGGCCGCCCTGAACGGCAAGTACTCGACGAGCGCGGGGCCGGCCAGCTCCGCACATACTGGCCAGTATGTGACGACCGCCGGCAACGGCGGCGGCCAGATCCAACGCAACCTCGGCAGTATGAGCGACATTCCGGGTGTGATCAAAGGTGCTCAGGATGCCGCTTATAACAACCAGATGGCCTACTTGAACCCGCAGTTCAAGAATCAATCATCGGATCTGGAATCGAAGCTAGCCGCACAGGGCATCACACAGGGCTCGGCAGCCTGGGACCGGGCCGCATCCGAGCTTTCTCGCGACCAGACCTTCCAGCAGCAGCAGGCGCAGAATGCGGCCTTTGGCCAAGGCATCTCGGCCGGCAGCACTGCCTTCGGTATGAGCCTGAACGCTGGCCAGTTCGCCAACCAGGCGCAGCAGCAGGGCTACGATCAGGCGCATTCGAACGCCGAGCTGGCCAACCATGCGGCCGACGTGACCACGCAAAACAACCAGTTCAACGCGGGTCAGGCGAACGCGCAGGCTCAGTACAACGCCGGCCTGAACAACAGCGCAGTCAATTCGCAGTTCGGGAACACGACTACGAATGCAGGCGTGAACAATGCCGCACACGGCCAGGGCATGACCGACACGTTCGCGACCTACAACCAACCGCTGAACACGTACAACCAGCTGCAAACTGGTGCGCAGGCATCGATGCCGACGTTTGCGCCTACGCCGACCGCCAGCGTAGCTCCGACTGACGTGGCTGGGATCGTCAACAATGGCTACGCCAACCAGGTCGGCGCCTACAACGGCACCATGCAGGGGCTGGGGCAGCTCGGCAGCATGGCGGCCATGATGTACTTCTCCGACAAGCGGTTGAAAGAAAACATCGAGAAGGTTGGAGAAACGCCTGCCGGCACGAATCTCTACAGCTACAACTACAAGGGCGACACGAAGCCGCATGTTGGCGTTCTGGCGCAAGAACTGCGGAAGAAGCAGCCGGAGGCCGTGGTGAAGACTCCGAGCGGCTATCTGGCCGTCGACTATGCACAGGTGAAATGATGGCGATCGATACCTCTTACCTCGGCAGGAGCAACGCCGACATCAACGAGCAGCTAATGACCGCCCAGCAGCAGCTGGCACTCGCGCAGGCGCTGCGCGGTCAGTCGTTGCAGCCGATCCAGGCGCCGGGCGGCCAGAATGGCCGCATCAGCCCACTATCGGTGCTGGCGCAGGCGTTGAACGGCTATACGGCGAGCAGCAAGATGCAGGGCGCCACTCACGATGTCGCCGCAGCACAGGCGGCGCAGGCGCAAATGCAGGGTCGCATGCTTGCGGCGGCAAACAGCGAGGACGCACCGCCAGCCGCCAGCGGCGCTCAAGCCCCTATGGCCGCAGCGGCGCCAGCCGCCGCTCCGCCAGCGAGCTTGCCCGCTCCAGCAGGCGCGCCCGTAGCGCCTGGGCAGCCGCCGCAGTCCGCTCCGACCGCCGATGGCTCAGCCGAAGCGGCGCAAGCGCGCACGCTGCGCCAGCGCGGCGGCGCACTCGAGGCCCTCGGATTCAGCGAAAAGGCTAAGGCACTGTACGATCAGGCCGGGCAGATCGAGGCGCGTATTCGCGATCGCACCACTCCCGCGCCGACGGACATCGAGAAGCAGCTGATCGCCCAAGGTATCCAGCGCGGCTCCCCGCAATGGAATCAGGCTTTGTCTGGCGCCGTGAGCAAGGCGAATTACATCGCCCCTGTGCAGGTGGCTCAGGGCAACGTCGCGCTCGACCCGATCACGAACAAACCAGTGCTCCAGAATCCGAAAATGGCCGACGGCATGACGGCAGACTTCACGAATCCCGTCGCGCCGACTGCCTCTGCGATTCCTGGCTACGCACAGGGAAATGCGTCGAATGTAGGTGCGGCAGAGAGGGCGAAGGCCGACGCGGCGATCCGCGACGTGACGCTGCCGAATGGGTCGACCGTGCCAATGCGCGCCGGGCCGGCCGCGGCGGCCGGTGGTGCTCAAGCTGGTGTTGGCGGCACCTGGACCGGCGGCACGCTATCGCCGGAGATGCTGGCCAACCTGCAGGCTACCGCCGCAAAAGGGAGTCCGGACGCGAAAGCTGCCCTCGCTGCCTACCAGCAGGCGCAGGGGCAGCCACGGCTCGGCGCCGATCCTACGATCCAGACGGCGCGCACCGGCCAGCAGACCGCCCTCGCCGAGAAATGGAAGCCGCTGAACGAAGCGGTGTCGAACGCACAGACCGTGAACTCGCGCTTGGACGCAATCCAGGACTTAGCATCTCGGGCGAGCACCGGCCAGTTTGCGGACAAGCTGCAGTATGTGAATTCGCTGCTTTCGATGGCCGGCTCGGAAAAGGCCACCGACGCGAACACGGCCAAGGTGCTGTTGGACAAGAACGCCGCGCAGATCGTCGCCCAGCTCGGCCAGGGTGGGATGGCCACCGATGCGGCCAGGGCGATCATCAGCTCGGCCTATCCGAACTCCAAGATGCCGAAGGCGGCGATCGCGGAGGCAGCCGAGAACCTGAAGGCCGCAAACAGCATGCTGGTAGCCAAGGCGAACGTTCTGCAACAGCACTACCTGAACAACGACCCGGCCGCTTACCAGAAGGCCGAGTCGCAGTTCAACGCCGTTGCCGACCCGCGCGTATTCCAGTGGTACTCGATGCACGACCCGAAGCAACAGACCGAGTTTGCAAAGCGAATGGCGGCTCAGGATCCGCACTTCCGTGAAAAGGTGAAGGCCCTGTCCGAAATGGGAGCAATCAAGTGACAAACCCCCTCGATCTTCTGGACTCGCAGCTGGCCGGGAAGGCGGCAGGCGCGAAGCCTGCCAGCCCGCTCGACAGGCTGAACGCTCAGGTGGCGGCGCCGTCACAGCCGCAACCGGCACCGCCTGGTGCCCTGAGCGAGATGGGCCGCGCGCTCGGCCTGACCGGACGCGCAGCCGTTACGGGTGTTACCGGCCTTCCGGCTATGCTCGGCGATGCGCTGAACTCCGCGATCAACCTGGGCGTCGACGGCGTCAATTCGGTGGCCGGTACGTCGATCCCCCGCCTGGGCATGCCGTCGCAAGTCATCCAGCGCGCGGAAGACAAGGTGTTTCCGGTGCCGCGAGACGGCAATGAACGTATGGTTCAGGACGTCGCAGCTGCAGGCTTCGGCCTGGGGCCTACCAATGCGGCCGGCAAGGTGCTGGCCAACGCGACCAGCCCCGCCGTGCGCGCCGCCGGCAAGGTGCTCACCGCCGTCCCAGGCAACCAGCTCGTCGCCGCAACAACCGGGGCTGCTGCTGCTGGTGGTGCCCGCGAGGCTGGCCTCGGACCAGGGTGGCAGCTGGGCGCCGGCATCGCTGGCGGCATCGCCGGATCGCTCGGCGGTGCAGCTGCGGGCAGTGCTGCTGCGAAGGTGCGGAACACGGTATCGCCATCACCCGGCAATCCGCATCTTGCTCCTGCGGCCGTGGAGTCGGTGCTCGGTGAATCGCCGTTGCCGCCCTCGCCCGCCGTCCAGCAGGAGCTGCAGAACAGCACGGCCTCCATCCTGGCCAGCACGCCGGGCGCCGATGCGGCATCAGCCGCGCGTGCGGCCGACGCCAAGCGCCTGGGGATGTCGCTGACCCTTGGCCAGGTGACGCGCGATCCCGCCTTGTTCGCGCGTGAACAGAACTGGCGTGGCCTCGAAGTCGGAGCGCCGCTGCTTCAGAAGTTCAACACCCAGAATTCCCAACTGGCGAAAGTGCTGAGCGGCGCCGTTGGTGACGCGCAGGAGCCTTACCACGGTGGTAAGCAAATTATCGACACCCTTGCGAGCATCGACGATTCGATGAGCAAGCAGGTGTCGGCCGCGTATAAGGCTGCGGAGCAGTCGTCGGGCGCAAAGCTCAACGTGCCGCTCAAGGGTCTGGCCCAGGACTATGCCGAGGTGCTGCACAACTTCGGCGACAAGGTGCCGACCGGCGTGCGGAACAACTTCGACTCGCTCGGGCTGATGAGTGGCACCCAGCAGAAGGTGTTCGGGGTCGACGATGCGGAACGGCTCCTGAAAGTGATCAACGCGAACCGGAGCGCGGATCCGGCGACGAATGCTGCGCTTACCCAGTTGGCGAAATCGGTGAAGGGTGCTGTGCTGGGCGCCGACGACAGCGGTGGCGTGTTCGCCGGCCCGCGGCAGATGGCTGCGCAGCGATTCGCCCTGCATGACAACGTGCCGGCGCTGGCCGATGCTGCGGCGGGCAAGATCGCGCCGGAAGACTTCGGCCAGAAATACCTGGTGAATGGCGATGTCGACCACGTGAAAAACCTGGTCGACCTGCTGCAGACAAAGTCGCCGGCCGCGCTCGATGTGGCGCGCGGGCAGGTCGGAGACCATATCCAGCGTGGCGCGTTCGGTGAAAACATGGGTGGCGATAAGTCGTTTTCGCCCGAGCGCTACGCGAAAGCACTGCGAAACCTGGGCGGCACCGAGAAGCTGAATGCACTCTATGGACCGGAGATCACGGACGACCTGTACACAGTCGGCCGGGTGGGATCGTACATCCACTCCGAACCTGCCTTCTCACCTGTCAACCGATCGAACACCGGTAGCGCGGTGCTTGACATGGCGTCGGAGATCCCCGTGGTCGGCAAGGCCATCACAGCCTTGGGTAAGAAGCAGATGATCGCGCGGGCACTGGCAGGACAGCTCGGCGACACCGGCTTGCTGACCGCGCCGCCCGACCAGCTCAACTCGTCGATCATCAGCGCGTTGCGCTCGACGAAGCCGGTCAGCCAAGAAGGAAATTAGTTCAGGTCTCGCATGCGGCGCACGGTTTTACGCGCGCGCCGCTCATCCAGCTTGTTGACGATCCAGACCAGCGCCGGGTAGCCAACGATGCCGACGAGCACGCAGAAGCCTGCAATCTGAGAACTGTTCAATTTCATCCCCTGAAAAGGCCGCCAAGTGCGGCCTTTCGCATTATAGGAGAAACAACATGCCATACAACGGGCAAGGGCTCTTTGTACCCAAGCACGTCTGGGTGAACGAAGCGGCCCAGCAGATTCCGATCCTGCCGGCGAACTTCGACGACCAGACCAACGACATTGCGGCCGCCCTTTCGAACGTCATCACACGTGACGGCCAGGGCGGTCCGACCAGCGACATCCCGTGGAACAACTTTGGGATCACAGGGCTGCGAGCGCCGGTGCTGGCCGGTGACGCGGCAAATAAGAAGTATGTCGACGACGTTGACGCCGCGACCCGCGTCTGGGTCGGCGGCACCACGCAGGCATTACCCGCGCAAGCCGGTAACGCAGGCAAGGCGCTCGTCACCGACGGGTCGCAGGCCAGTTGGCAGCCCGTCACCCTTTTCAGCAACTTAACCCTTCTGGCCCAGGCGCAAGCCACCGCCCTCTGCTTCTAAGGATCCAACATGGCAAAGACCAACATTGCTGCGTTCGCGCAGACCCCGAAAACGAGCACTGCGGTCGCGACCGCAGCAACGGCCAACATCGCCACCGACGTGCCGACCAACCTCGTCCAGCTCATGCAGGCCGGCGTGGATGGCGCGATCGTCACGCGGCTGAGCGCTGAGCCACGCGCAACGCTGACTGGCGCAACGAGCCTCGTCCTGTTCCTCGCCAAATCTGCCGACGCCTACGCGACCATGCGCCTGATCGATTCCGTGACGATGCCGGCCCAGACGCTGGGCACCGCCGCCGGCATCACGAAGACCTACTTCGGCGACTACAGCGAGACCACGCCGCTGCGCCTGGAGGCTGGTGATCGCCTGTACTTCGGCACCCAAGTAGCGCTGGCTGGTGGCATCGTCGCCAAGGCCGAATATACGGACTTCTGATCATGACATATCCGTACGGTACGCAGAACGGCCCGACTCTGGGGCTCAGTGCGCCCGGGCTGCCTCGACGGACTATGGTCGCAGCTGTCGCAAGCACGCTCGGCTTCCCAGCGCAGTTCATCATCGTCCGCACTGACCAGGTCGTTCGCATTCCTGAGTGGGCGACCTATGCACGCATGGGCGCTACTGGCAAAGGCGGGAATGGTGGTGTTGTCGCTGGCGGCGGCGCGGGAGGCGGAGGCGGCGGTGCTTTTGCTGGCTCCAATATCGTCAAGGCGACGCCGGGGACTCTGATCAACGTGCGCTTTGATGGGACAGCAACGATTGTCGAGGGTCTTGGCTACCAGCTAATCGGCGGAAACGGGAGCGCGCCTACGATCAATGGCCCAGGTGGCAATGCCGGTGTCGGGTCCGGTGGTGATGTGAACTTCAACGGAGCGAACGGCGGCAACGCTCTGACTACCACCAATGGCAGCGGGGGCGGCGCGGCAGGCCGTGGAGGCGCTGCCTCTCAGCCCCCGGCAGGTAGTTCCACCGGTGGGACAGGCGGGCCTGGCATCGGCTATCTCTCAGGTGCAGCAGGCGGTGGCGGCGTGACCTTCCCCGGCGCTATCGGGCCCAGCTCGCCAACGAACACGCTCGGCGCAGCTCAGATCACTATCGGCGTGGCTGGTGGCGCACCGAGTGGCGGCGATGGCGGCGGCGGCGGCGCTGGTTTATCGAGTGGTTCCACAAACACTGGCGGCGCTGGCTTCGCCCTTATCGAATTCTGGTGAAAGGAACAGTCATGATCGACTACAGCAACTGCGTCAAAGTGAAAGATGGCGTCATCACGCGCGAGTCGGTGCCGGAATTCCTCACCAACTCGCAGATCCCCATCGACCAAATAGCGGACCTCACCTGGATCGGCGTGGCCGAATATGCCGGATGGGGATGGTGGCCCCTCGAATTACAGTGGCCGACCCTGGGCAAGTACCAGAGCTACGAGGGCGAGGTCCTCACCATCGACGCAAGCCGCACTGTCGTAGTCTCAACCCGGACCGTCCGTGACTGGTCGGCGCAGGAAATCCACGACTTCAAGGCGAACTCGATCCGCCACATCACGAAGCTGGCCTTCCGCAACCGCTTCACGCAGGCCGAGAAGATCGCCTTCGAGATGGCCCAGGTGGACGACCCGACCGCGACGCAGGAAGTGCGCCTGGCCGCTGCCAGCGTGCGCGTGATGGAGAAGGACCTGGCAGCCGGCGCGTACGCAGACCTGAACGCGGCCGCCGTGCAGGATGGACTCCGCCAGCTCGAGACCATCGGCGTGCTCGGCGCCGGCCGCGCCGACGACATCATCTGGGGCGACATCGAGCCCCACGAGATTCCCTGACCTTCTCCCTCAACAACTACAACAAGGCCACCCGCGCGGTGGCCTTTCTCTTTATATGGATCGAAATCAAATGAGTGAACCAATTTCCGGCACCGCCGCCGGCGTAGCAGGCTGGAAGATCATCGGCGGTCTCGCCGGCATGGGTGCTATCGGCGCCAGCCTGGCCGCCTTCGTGGTCATGGCACTGACTAAGCCCAAGACCGATCAGGAATGGCGCGTCGCCCTGATCTGCACCCTGGTCAGCTCGATCGGCGGCGGCTCGGCGCTCGTGCGCTGGCTCGGCTTCCAGCACTGGGTCGAGGATCCGTTTGGGATGGTCGCCATGCTGGCCTTCGCCTTCGCCTGCGGCCTGCCCGGCTGGGCGCTGATCCGCGCGCTGTTCATCTTCCTCGACAAGCGCCGCGATGCCGACTTGGCCGAGATCGTAAGGGACGTGAAGGAGATGGTCTGATGACGCCCGATAAATTCATCGACCAGATCCTGGTTGGAGCCCGCACCTGTCAACGTACCAGCGGCATCCCGGCCAGCTTCACGATCGCGCAGGCGGCGCTGGAATCGAGTTGGGGCAACCGCGCACCCGGCAACAACCTGTTCGGCATCAAGGCGGATCCCAGCTGGAAGGGCCCGACCGTGCCCATCAACACGCACGAGGTCCTGAACGACCAGCGCGTGGCGATCACGGCGCAATTCCGCGCGTACGCCAGCATGGGCGACAGCCTGGTCGACCACGCCCGCTTCTTCCTCGACAACCCGCGCTACCGCCAGTGCTTCCTGGAGAAGACCGGCGAAGGCTGGGCGCGCGCCGCGGCCAAGGCCGGCTATGCCACCGACCCGGGCTATGCCGACAAGCTGATCTCGATCATGCGCGGCCGCGACCTGGCGCGCTTCGACGTGCTGCCGGCCGAGGTGCGGTCGTGAGCGCGCTCGAGCGGCTGCTGGCCGCCGTGCTGTTGCTGGCCGTGCTGGCGGTCGGCTGCTGGCTGGGCCTGAAGCACTATGGCGCCGCGCGGTTCGAAGCTGGCCGCGCTGACGCTATCGCCGAGCGCGCAGCAGCCGACGCCGAGGCCGTGCGCAAGCGCACCGAAACCAACGCGGCCGAGGCAGTCCGCCAGGCCGTCAGCAACGCAACCATCACGGAGAAAAAGCATGAAGAAGTGGCCCCTGTTCGCGAGCGCATTGTTACTCGGCGCGTGTACGTCGGCTCCGCGGTATGTGGTGGCGGACCTCCCGCCCCCACCAAAGCCGAAGGCGCCGCCGGCAGCGACAGCACCGATTCACCCGGCCGGCTGGTTCGACCAGACGTTGAGCGAGATATTGTCGCGCTGAAGCTTCAGGTTGAGGAAGATCTAGCAACCGGTCGGGCATGCCAACGCTTCCTGCATGAAAACGGTATGGTGCCCTGATGGACCTTCATGTCATCACGCCGCGCGGCGCGGTGCTGGTCGCGCGGGTGGTGGACGGCCGGCTTATTCTACCGCCGGCGCCCGCCGAGCATCCGGCAGGGTCAGCACCCGCGCCGCTACATCCTCCGGAACTCCGCTGTACGCAAGCATGCATGACGCCTCCAGCCAAGTTATGAGTGGAAGAAGGCTGAGCGCAAGGTCAACCTTGCTTGCGGTCTCGAGGTCAATACGCGGTTCCATTCCCTCATGGTGAGGCACCGTTTCGGTAGCCGACTGAGGTTTATCAGTTGTCAGTTTGATCCTTGATATACTGTACACGCATACAGTATTTTTGGAGAGAAACATGACCACTGCGCCAGCCCTCGAAGCGCTTCACCCGTCGCTTTGGCGAGCTTCCCAGCTGGCGCGCGGCCGCACGCGGTGCGTCGATACGGGCCATCCGGCCCTGTCGAATCAGCTCCCCGGCGGCGGCTGGCCAGTTGGCACGCTGGTCGATCTGCTGGTGCAGCAGCCGGGCATCGGAGAGATGCGCTTGCTGGCGCCGGCGCTGGCCAAGGTGGCCGACCGCCGCGTCGTGCTGCTTACGCCGCCTCACGTGCCCCAGGCGCTGTCGCTGGCCGCGCTGGGCATTCCTCCGGCCTCGGCCATCTGGATCCGCGCCGATCGCACGGCAGACGCACTATGGGCCGCCGAGCAGGTGCTGCGCACGGGCAGCTACGGTGCCCTGCTCTTCTGGCCCGGCCAGAGCACGAACAGCGCGCGCATGCAGCACGTCCGCGCCGACAGTCTGCGCCGCCTGCACCTGGCCGCCCAGCAGGGCGAAACGCTGTTCTTCAACATGCGCACCCTGGCTGCCGAGGTTGACGCCTCACCGGCGCCGCTGCGCTTGAGCGTGCGGCCGGCGCCTGGCGGGATCAATATTGGGTTCGTGAAGCGGCAGGGCCCGCAACGGGATGAGCCACTATTCCTGCCGATGTCGATCACCACCACCCGCGTGCAGCCGCGGCGTCATCAGGTGCCGGAGCAGCCGGTGGCTCAGCCAGTGCCGGCCGGTGTAATCGGTGTAAATGCGTAGATGAAGGCCGGGCCGCTGATGCACACCCGCCGGGGATTACACCGGCTATTTACACAGACGTAAAAAAGCCGGTAGCGTGTCCGCTCCGGCTTTCTCTAAGTCGCTGATTTGTCAGCTTTATTCTGGTGGGAAGTGCAAGTTTCGAACTTGCGACCCCTGCAGTGTGAATGCCATTGAAGGATGGTTTTGCGCAGGGTTTCATAGAGGAGCGCACCGTCCAGAACGCCATAAAACGCTGCTGAAATTCAGCGTTTTGCACCAGGAATTACACAGGCTATTTGCTGGCCAGGGCGCCCAGCTTCTCCAGCGCGGCGCGCTGCGCGTCCACCTGCAGGTGACTATACCGTTGCGTGGTCTGGATCGTGCTGTGCCCGAGGATTTTGCTGATGGTGTAGAGGTCCACGCCCAGGCCCAGCATGATACTCGCGCACGAGTGCCGCAGGTCGTGGAAGTTCACGTGCTCCATGCCGGCCGTCACGCGCGCACGGCGCCAGGCCGACTTCACGCCGTCGACCGTGATCGTCAGCGGCAGGTGCTTGAGCCACGGACGCAGTGCGGGGATGATCGGGATGACGCGCATCCGGTTGGTCTTCGTATGGCTGGCCGGCAGGGTGATCGTCTCCGCACCGATGTGCTCGGCCCGGATCTTGAAGATCTCGCCACGGCGCGCGCCGGTCAGCAGCGCAAACCAGATCGCCGCCTGGGCCTGCTCGGAGCAGTGCTGCGCGATCTGGCGCACCTGATCAACCGTCAGGAAAACCTCCCGCTTGTTGTTGACGCTCACCAGTTTGATGCGCAGGCCGTAGTTCTCCGGGATCAGGCGCTGTCGCCATGCGATGTCTAGTCCCTTCTTCGCGCACGCCAGCGATCGGTTGATCGTGGCCGGCGCGTACGCTGGCTTCATCTCTTTCGTCTTCGGGTGCTCGACCAGCTGGCTCATGTCCTTGATCACCTGGTCGGCAAACTCCTGCGCCTGGCTCGCCTTGTACTTCTCGGCCCAGGGCCCGAGACGCTTGGCATGGTATTTGGACGTCTCCGAACTGCGCAGCGTCTTCGAATGCTCGACGAACAGGTTCAGGATGGCGATCATCGACGGATCGCCCGGAATGTTGACGGTCTTCGGCGCCCGCGCCACAGCGGCGCGGATCTCGGCTTCTACACGCTTGGCATCACTCGCAGATGCACCCTTCGGCAAGATTCGGTGAACTCGCTTGCCTTCGACCATGACTCCAACGTGCTTCCGACCGTCTTTATCTTCCCAGATTGACACTGCTGATTCTCCTTTAACCACTTCTTGCACTCGCCCAGGTCGTACCGCTTCGACCTCACGCCCACCGGCGTATATGGTAGACCAGCCTGCTCGAGCCGCCTTATTGTTGATTCGCTCACGCCCAGCGCGGCGCAGATTTGCTGCCTGTTCAAGTCACCCATCATCCCCCCCTATTCCATCCCAGCATCCGGCAACCGGCGGCGTTCACCGTACAGCTGCACTTCGCGCTGCAGCGGCGGCGCGTCGGGAACCGTGCCGCGACGCTCGAAGCTCGGCCGGCGCCGGTCATTTACCGGACTGGTGAAGTACGACGACGCGCTGCGGCGCCGGTCCTGCTTACGTTCAATCATGGTGGCCCCCTTCGCTGTCGACCTGGTCGTCGGCGCCCCGCGCAGCACGAATCTCGCCGGCGCAGATCTTCGCTCCAGAGCGGAACAGGGAATTCTTGCTCTTGGCCGCCACGCCGTCGCAGATCGCAACCGCATGGGCGATCGCGGCGCGCGCGTAATCGTCCATCTGCTCGGCGGTCCATAGCGGCTCGCTGCCGTCGCTATAGCCGTTGTAGGTCGTGTGCGGCTTCGGCGGCAGTTCTCCTGCGCCTACAACGGCCGGCGCAATCTCCAGCAGCCGCGACACCGCCGCCGGCGAGCCGATTGCGATCACCTGGTCGCCGCCCGGGATCGGCACCACGTTCGCCGCAGTGCTGGTGTAGTGCTGCAGCTCGAGCGCGGCGGCCAGCAGGCGCAGGCGCTTGGCTTCGTGCAGGATGTTGCCTCCATCACACAAATTATTGCGGAAATTGTGATCCTGCAAATTAGTTTCACTCATGCTAATATTTCCTTTCCATAACACATCAAGGAGATAAAAATGGGCGGTTCCCCTATATCTGCACCCTTAAGCCCGACCGTGACTTCGCGCATCGATAGAGCTCGCCAAATCACCGAAATGCAGGTGCAGTTGGCCAAAAATATCGCGACCGCAAACTTCGGGATGGGCACTGACCCAGCCATTGTTGGCGCGATTATTCAGGCACTCGCAACGAATTACTCCGCTACGGTCCAGGCCAATTCCCAATAACCTAGGCTTGCGGCCTCTCTAATTGAGGGCCGCACACTCAGCCGATTACGCCGCCGGCATTGTCAGAGCCAGCGCCACATTCCGCACCCAGATCGGCGTCGAGCCCAGTACGAAGGTCTCGCCAGCGCGTGCCAGCAGCAGCGTTGTACCCATCACTTCCCCGATCGCGCATGCAGCCTCCGGCGGCACCAGGTTGCCGATGTGTTCGCGCCATACGCTGTCGCTCATCCCGTCCAGCAGCAGGTATTCCTCGGGCTCGATCAGCGACTGCAGCGCGGCCAGCTCGAGCGTGGTGAACGGCCGGTGCCAGGTGCCGTCCAGCGCGCGGATAATCGCGACAGTTTTCTGGTCTGGTGCTGGCAGCGTGTCGATGCGCGGGTCAGCGACCGACCAGCGGCCGTTGTCCTGGCGCGCGGCCGCGCTTACGGCGCCGCTGGGCGAGCCCCACGGCACCACGCCGTAGTGGCCGCCGGTCAGGTAGGCATCGCCCTGCTGGCGGGTGTTCAGGCTGGTGCGCGGGTCGGCGACGGCGAAGGCGCCCTGGCCGGTAGTGCTGGCGGCGATCACGGTACCCGCCGGCTGGTCGAAGGGCGTGATCTGGTATTTGCCGGCGCCATCGAACGCGCTGGTCGATCGCGGATCCTGCACCGCGAACATGCCCTGGCCCGGACTCTTCACATTGATGACCGCGCCCATCGTCTCGTTCCAGCCACACAGGCCGTACTGGCCGCAATCGTAGACGCCGGAATCGAAGCGCGGATCGGCAACGCCGAAGTTCCCGTTCATTGGCATGCTGCGGCTTGTCACCGTGCCCATCGAATCGGCCCAGCCGTTCACGCCCAGCACGCCGCGGTGCATGTCTGGCACGATCAGGTAATCGCTCAGGTGCCCGTTCTCGACAGCCAGGCGGTTCAGGCTGCGCCAGTCGCTGCCGGCCTCGACGAAGGCAAGGCGCACCCAGGTCTTCCACTGCAGGCGCGGGATGCGGTGCATCGGGCCGGCCACGGCATCGCCCGGGAACGGCATGCGACCGAGCACGTCGCCCACGGCACGCAGGCGCTTCTTCTCCGGCTCGTACAGGAACGGCGGCACCTTCTCCGTGTGGCGCGCCACCAGCAGGAAGCGCTTGCGGCTTTGGGCCAGGCCGCCCAGCTCACCGCAGTCGTGCGTGGTCTCGGCCACGGCGTAGCCATAGCGCTGCAGCACCTGGTTGATCTGGTCCAGCAGATGCCGGCCTCGCGTGGCCAGCCGCGGCACATTCTCGAACACGATCAGGTCGACCGGATCATCGGCCCAGGCCTCGGCCATCAACCAGATACAGCGCAGCGTCAGCTCGTTCAACGCCTGATACTTGGCGGTCTGGCTCATCTTCTCGGACAACAGGCCCGAGGCGCCCTTGCATGGGCTGCTGATGAACACGATGTTCGGGCGCTCGTTGCCGGCGGCGCGGCGAATGTCGACCGGGCCCATCTCCTTCCAGGCCGCCGGCGGCTCTTTGCCATGGAAGGCGGTGTACTGGCCGCGCGTGAACAGGTCCATCACGGTGCCAGGCACGCCCACCAGGCGATCGAAGTCGCGGATGGCCGACGGCGAAACGTCGACGCCGCCCAGGCAGCGCATCTTGGCTTGCATACCGGGGATGCGCGGATTGGCCTTGTTGAAGCCCTTGGCTGCGCCACCGATGCCGCAGCAGAAGTGGAAGTGGGTGATATCTTGGGTGAGGGTCTCGCGGAGCATTCTTGTTATCCTTGTTGAATCATCGGTTGGGCCGTGGCCGGCCCGAACAGCGCTACATCCATCCAATGGCGAAACATGCCGATCTGCCGGGCCGGGCCGATGCCACGCTTTACCGCAATGATCTTGTCCAGCTCGTCGTCGGCCGCCGGCAGCGCCGGATCAGCCCCGAGCGCCCACACCTCTCCGCGGTTCCGATACTCTCCGGTCATGTGGATCAGGCGCAGCTGCTTGTGCATGTAGCGCAGGTAGTTGGAGAGCGTTGGCCGAAGGCATCCGAGCAGCGGGAACAGGTCAGCGGCGGTCTTCGGGCCGCTCTCCAGCTGCTGGATGATCGTTGCCACAGCCGCGGCGCGCGCGGCCTGCTGCTCTTCCTTGCTGCGAAGCGCGCCGGGCTGAACAGGTCCGCGCGCCATGGTCAGGCTGCCTTCCGCATGTTGTCCGGGAACAGGTCGTCGGCAGTCTTCGCTTCCGGCGGCGTCAGCACCAGCTCGATGTCGCGCTGGATGAACTCGCAGAGCTTGCCGACGTCCTCAGCGTCCGGGTGGGCGATGATGCGGAAACACAGCGACACGGAGCCGCCGTTCATGGCCTCGATCGTGAAGTGGTCGATCTTCACGTCGTGCAGCACGATGTTGCTCTCGCCGCCCAGTCCGTAGTCCACCTCCGCGGTGTAACCCGTGCCTTCCCAGTCCCATTTGATGGCGCCCATCTTCGGGTAGCGCAGCACCGTCAGGCCGTCACCCTCGGTCACCTGGTCGACCAGGTCGGGGTTCTCGTCCTTCTTGAAGAGGTGCTGGCGCAGCTCGTGGTGGAAGTGGATCAACACGCTGCTCTGGCACGTGGCCTCGATCTTAAGGTCGAGCGCGGGCTTCGTGTCCTCGCCGTGCTTCTCCGCGCGAGGGTTCAGGTTGGCAAGCTTGACGGTCTGGGAAAGGTCGAACATTGGTTACATCTCCTGGTCCTGGTTGTGGTTGGTGGGGTGCTGCTGGTGTTTCAGGTAGGCGCGCCGGATCCGCACATCCCAGCGCGCCTGGGCTTTCGGGTCGCGATCCAGCTCGGCGCGGGAGCCGACTTCGCACAGCTCCTTCACGCGGCTGGCGGCGGCCTTCTCACCGTCGACGCCGAGGAAGCGCTGGAAGTCCTGCTGCTTGCACTGCAGGACCGTCCAGAGGCATGGGCGCAGGCCGGTCATGCAGCCTTCGCCTCGAACTGGCGGACGATCTCCATGTAGTTCGTCGGCATGTGGGCCTCATCGAGCTTGACGATCATCACGCAATCCTCGCCGAGACCCCAACGGATCGCCAGGAAGCAGCCCGGCTCGATGGCGCCCGCGGTATAGGTGCTGTGCTGCGGGTTTTGCGCAAAGTGCCCGGCCGCGGCGCGGGCGAACTCCAGCTCAGCCACGATCTGGGCTTCGTAGACAGCGCGCGTCATGCCGCCCTCGCCTGCTGGGCCACGCCGTCGACGTGGCGGATCAGTGCCGCGCACATCGCCGGGAAATCAGCTTCGTGGTAAAGCTTCGCGGACTTGTCGGTCGCGGCCGGCGCGAAGCCGAGACGCGCCAGGCCATCTGCGGTCAGCGCGATCGGCGCCAGGCGCTCGTTGATCTGGCCGAGCCGCATGCTGGGCAGCAGTGGGACCATCGTGGGCGCCGGCCGCGCTGCCTCGATCGACGTGACGGTTGCCACTCCGAGCTCTGCCAGCGCCGGCGGCACTTCCTGGAAGTCCGGGTCGTCCAGCGCCTCATCGCCCATCGGGCCGCGTAGCACGTCGACGAAGCCGCCCACCATCCTGTCGAACCTGGCCAGGCCCTCGACCATCGCGTCGATGAAGGCATCGTCGCGGAACACGCGCTTCACGTACAGGTCCTTGCCAATGCTGGCCAGGTCAGGCACGTACATGATGAAGTCGCACCACTTCCGGCCGGTGATCCACATGCCGCCCTGCATCTGGTGGTCGTATTCCGACGTGTCGCCGGTCGCCCACATGGCCAGGATCTTCGTGCTGTCGATCGGCGCCTTGATCTCGATGAGGCCGTCGTCGTCGACCAGGCCGTCGGTGCTGTAGCCGAAGATCTCGTCGTCGGTCAGGCAGATGCCGGCCTCGGTGACGTAGGAGCCGGTGCGGCCCTCGTAGAACCGGCGGGCGTGCGTTTCCATCTCGTGTCCGCGCTCCAGCACCCAGGCCTTCGGCGGCTCGCCGTGCGGCTGGCCGCTGATGCGCTCGATCGCCAGGTCGGCGGCGTAGCGCTCGGCTACTGCCGTCGGGTCGCCAACATCACGCGCGCCAGACTTACGCGAGCACGTGCTGATGGCGTCGGCGAAGCAGGACGCGGTGATCTTGCCGACGCGGGACGCGAACCACTCGGGGGTGCCTTGCTGGCATTCGATGAATTTCACGGCTGTGCTCCTTGGCTACGCAGGAAATCGGCGTCCTCTTCGGACATCGGCGGCGGCGTCTCGGCGGCGGCCGGCGCCGGTGCGCCGCGGCTGGTCGGCTTGGCCGGCTCCATCTCGACCGTGCGCGCGGCGTCCGCGGCATCGCGCAGCGCCTGGCGGTGACCGGCGATCGCGTCCTTCAGCTTCCTGTGGTCGTTCGGTTGGTTGGCCACGCGGCCGTTGTTCTCCTTCCAGTACCGCAGCGCGTCCGCATCGGTGCGAGTGGCCAGGGCGTCGGCGATCATCGGCGCGACGTCGACCCAGTCGCCCGGCTTGTCGTTGATGTCGACCAGGCGCTCGCCGTTCTCGCTCAGCTGGTTCATCGCGCTGTCCAGGCGCTCGGTCTTCGGCCACAGCTTGTAGGCGCGACGGATGACGGTCTTCTTGATCATCTCGCCTTCGTCGGTCTTCCAGGGGCCGCCGCCGTTGCGCTTCCACGATTCCGAGCGGTCGCGGATGCTGTGGATTTCCTCGATGTCCATGATGGTGGTGAGGTAGTCGCCGTTGTGCAGCTTCACCACCACGTAGGCACCCACGATCTCGCCGCGGTTCTTGCCAAACGGGTCAAACTCGTGCACCGGCTGCTTGTCCATGCCCACGCGGCGGAAGGCGTCGTTCTCGCGCACCAGCTCCGCCTGGCCCCACATGATCGAGCCGGAGGCGACGGCGATGTCCAGCAGGCCGATGTAGCTGATGTCGAGGCAGATCTTCCCGCCGCGCGGCACCAGGTAGGCCTGCTTGCGCGCCGGGTTCAGGCTGATGCCGATGGCAGCGATGTTGGTGATGGCGGCCAGCAGCGACGGCCTGGCGCCCATCGCGACCTTCATGGCGAAGTCGTTGTTCTGCAGGATCTGGATTGCGAAGCCGCTTTCGCGCTCGAAGCTGATGCTGCGGTCGACCAGGACGCGGCTGAAATCGTCGCGCGCCTCCTGGATGGCGCCGGTGACGATGGCGAGGGCATTGCTCATATCAGAAACCTTTCGTATAGATGCGCAGCGCGCGGGTGATCGCCTGGCGCCGGCCGAAGCCGGTCCGGCAGGCGTGCCGGTATTGGTGGCGGATGAAGCGGATCATTCCTCGTCGTCCTCTTCTTCGTCCGGCTGCTCCACGATCTGGTTGTTGATCGCACCGCAGCCGGCACACTCGGTATGGGTCAGGTTGGTGATCGGGCCGCGCCAGGTGACCTGGCCGCCGCAGGATGCGCAGATCATGCGAACACCTGCTCGAACACGCCTTCCAGCAGGATCAGGCCGCCGACGATGGCCAGCATCAGGCCCGGGTGCTGCTCGCACCAGTCCATGCGGTAGAACAGCAGGAAGGCGATTGGGTCACGGCGCTGGACAGGCTTGCGCGCCAGGCGGCGCGCGATGCGGGCGGCGGTCATTGGGCACGCTCCACATCGGCGTCATCAACGACTCGCTCATCATCCGCGAGCGGGTACCACTGGCCGTAGGCCGTTTGCACGACACGCTTCCAGCCGTTGATGCGCACGTTGTCGCGCAACACGCGGAACTCGCTACCTTCCAGCGCCTGCACCTGCTCGGCGCTGAATTCCTTGCCGAAGTAGGTGAACGGGCTGTGGTCCTTCGGCTGGCCGACCAGCTTCTCGCCGTTCACCGTCGCCTCTTGGCGGGTGAAGAAGCGGTAGCCCGTGGCGCGGCCCGGAATCGCCTCGGGCAGTTCGCGGCTTGGCACCGGCCTGCTGCTGGTCTCCGCAAGGAAGAGTCCCGGGTACAGGAACTCGATATAGGTGACGTCCATGCTGCTCCTCGTTCTGGCCGGCGCCGCCGGCGGTTGGTTATTGGTTCTGGTTGGCCGCTGCGGCCTTGCCGTGCTGGTAGAGCACCCAGGCATCGATCAGGTCGACTTCGGGGGTCTCGCGGCGCGCCCAGATGTTCAGTGCTGCGCGCTCGGTGGCGGCACCGCAGTGCGCGCAGTCCAGATCACCCCACAGGGCTTTCGAAAGGCTGCCGGTGTCGTTGCAGTGGGTGCACATGGCTAGTCCGTGTAGGCGATGAACCTGAATTCGCCGCGCTCGGCGTCGAAGCGTTCGAAGCGACCGCCGAAGGTGCCGTCCACCAGTTTCCGCACTTCGGCAGCGGCCGTCCCCAGCGGGAATACACCCTCGCAAATCATCGATGCGTTGCTGTGCGGCTTGGTGCGCCAGTCGATCTTCGTGCGGTCCAGCGGGCGCGGTTCCCAGGATTTGTAGACGCCCGCCTGGCGGTCGACCTGTACGACGTAGTCGTTGATCACTTCCTCGTCCGCCTCCTCCCAGTCACATTCCGGGCAAAAGCCGCGAGGAGCGGTGCAGGCGCCGCACGGCGCGCAAAGGTGGCAAGAGCAGTTCTCGGCACGATGCGAGTCGATCACGCCAGCGCAGCCCTTGCGGTTGCACTTTTCGCCTTCGGCATAGCCGTGGCCTTCGTTTTGGATGGCGGTGTTCATCATGGTCTCCGATCAATGAAGCGCCCGGGCCAGCTCGGCCTGCGCGATGCGGTTGTCGTTCCGAGATTCGGTGCGGCGGCGCTCCATGGCGTCGACTGCGTTTTCGGCTGCGGCTTCGCACTCGTCGCGCATCACCTTGGCCACCAGAGCCGCGAAGTGCGCATCGGCGCCGGACTGATCGCTCAGCGCCTGGATGAAGATGGCAGCTGCATCAGCCTCGCTCAGGCGGTCCAGCACGGTGTTTTGCAAATCGGTGGTGGCGCGCTTGTCGCCGGCGGCCACCTTGCGATTCCAGTCGCGCAGCAGCTGCTCGGTCAGCTCGGCGACCAGGCCTTCGCGGTCCTCTTCATTGAATTGGTGGCGGTCCATGTCAGAACCCCAGGGCCAGCAGCAGGCCGTAGGCCATGCCGGCGAAGCAGATGACCATCACGGCGTCGACGATGACGTCGGCGGTGGTGCGGCGGTTGTGGGTGGTGGTGCTATCCATCGTTCTCTCCATCTGCTGCTCGGCGGGTGCTGAGCTTGGTTGCGATGGAGCTATTAAACACTATGTTTAGAATCAGTGTCAACAGTTTGTTTATACATCCGCGTTCTTGCGGTAAGCTGGCCTCTGCTCGAGCACCTCTGGCGCGCCGGCCCGGCGTCTGGGCGTAAAAAAGCCCGCGAGTGCGGGCGTGGAGGACGGGATGGGAGATGCCGCAGCGACTACGTTGTCCCTCGGATTGCTGCTATGCGTCGTCGGAGGTATGTTCTTCGCGCTGCGTAGATCGGCCAGCCAGCAACGAGAAATAGAGAGGCCGCGAGAAGTGATAAAACAGCGGTTCTTGCAAGAATTGGATGAAGCACTGGCCCATTGGCTGCTGACGCTTGGACTACCACAACTTGAAGAACAAACGAAACGAGAAGAAGCAGCGCACCAGCTGAGTACTGTGCTGATTGAGAAGCTAATGCGGCGGCGTCTGCCTCAACAGACTTCCACGGCGGATCCGCGGCATTAACCATTTGATCGGCTGTTATTAAGACTGCGCCAGCGCCAAACCAAGTAGCGCTTGCGAACCCGGATGCCGCTGCCGCAATAGACCAAAACATCTGCCAGGTCATCAATCCTCCCTCCCCGCTTCGGCGGGGATTATTTCATGTAGGTCTTTGACAGCGAATCAAATATCGATTGCGCGTTGTAGGCGAAGGTGCCTTCCGGTTTCTTTTCAAGGCATACGATTGTTGTCATTGCTCCTGGATGAGCCACCGCAAAAGTCTGTCCGCCAGTAATTACCGTATTGGACCGCAGGACAGGCGTGCCATATCCAGTTGTCGTCGTATTTGCATAGGCCGGCGTTTGCATCAGTGCTGTACGAGTAATATCGCTGTTAGCAACGACAATGAAATATGGAAATCCGTGTTTTAATGAAAGCTCACTCCCGCGTAGCAGGGCCATATTGGAAACGTCACTTGCGCTTGTAAAACCGTTTCCTTTGAACGTAATCTGAAAAACGTTTGTGTCTAATTGCACGTCCGAAAATCCACCGCGCGCACCGCTCGATTGGTACGGAGTTGCGCATCCCGACAGTAGTACGGCCATCAATAAAGCGATCGTTTTCATCTCACCCCCATCCGGCATCAGGGCGTGCCGTTGCGCCTTTTATTCTTCGTCGAGCAGCAGGTCGAGCCGAACGCCGTAATTTCCTACATCACCGTCGCCGCGATCCCAGCCGCCGCATATTAAGGCCGAGCACTCGAAGCGCTCATGAAGGCTTAGCGGCCCGTACCGGACCAGCCGACGGAAAGCCCGCGCATCGTCACGGGACAAGTGGCCGACCTGGTGGCCGCCGATCGACACTGCGACCGCGTGCTTGTCGTGAGGGTTGTCATCCTGCAGCGTCAACTGCGCACGGGACTCAATACGCACGCCTTCAATCGTCCGCTCACCACATAAAGCCGCGAAACTCTCTTCATAGAATGATTCGCCAGCCACATCAATTCGATAATTCCCAGCCCCTTCAATGAAGGGAGCCGCAATACATTCTTCCATTTACAGTCGTCCTACTACGATTCGCTCTGGCTGCCAAATAACCTGCCCGATAATGCTCGCCTGTCCGCTTCGAACACTGATGCTCGGGAATTTAGGATTGAACGAATAAAGGCACCAGTCATTCGCCTTTTTAATGAGGCATTTCACAATCGGCTCACCGTTCCAATTCACGGCAAAGCACTCGTTATTCTTGGGAATCTGTTTCGATGTATCTACCAGAACCTTATCGTCCTCGAAATACATCGGCTCCATGCTGCGGCCCTTGACGGCCATGATTATCAGATCGGCTGGGTTCAGCTGAAGACGCTCGATCACGTATTTCGGAACCTGGAAATATCCGTGATCGACTTCAAGGTCTGGCTCAGCGACAAATCCGCTCACACCAGCCTGCAGGTGCAGCTTGACCGCTCGGATAGGGATCGTCTCCGGCCCGCTTCCGACCTGCACGCGCTGTGCACCGTCGACGGCACCGCCGTGAGTGTTCGTGATGAAGCCGTCCGAATCCACATCTTGTGCCACCTGGGTGGTGACGGTCATCGGCCCTTCGCCGGTCATCAGCCAGGCAGCAGAACAACCGATCTCCGTCTGCGCGATCAGGAAGCCAGACTTCGAAATGCCCCTCGCCTCCCAGTTGTTGATGGTTTGCGAGGACTGGTTCAGCGCACGCGCCAGCTCGGCCTGGCTGCCGATGTTCTTGAGTTCCTTGGCCGCGCGGTACAGCCGTTCCATTTGAATGTGCATGCCGGAAATTATCGGCTTAACTAAACAAGATGTGTTACACACGTTGTTGACACCGAGTTTAAACATAGTGTTTAATGTGACCATCTAAACCATCTCCGGTATGACCATGTCCGATAAAGACCTGATTGAGAGCCTTGGCGGCGCCACGAAGGTGGCCGGACTCCTCGGCTGCAGCGTGCAGCGCGTCCAGAACTGGAAGGACCGTGGCATTCCGGCCCAGGTGCGCCTCGACCATCCGGATGTATTTCCGCTGCCGCAGCGTTCGCAAGAGCCCGCCCAACCCGAATCCCAGCCGCAGTAACGCGCGGCTTTTTTTGTTGCCTAAAAAGTTGCAACAGGGCATTTGCCCAGCATCACCCCGGCCAACTGGCCGTCCTCGTAATCCGCACCACCAAGGAGAAACACCATGAGCCTCAACCCCGCAACCCGCACCGAAACCGTCGAGGTGCTGTTCAACCCAGCCGAGCTGTCCGGGCTGGACCGCATCTGCCAGGCCTTCGGGATGGCGCGCAGCACCTTCCTGCGCGGCCTGAGCAACAACGCCGTGCGCACGCATGGTACGACCCCGCCGCCTGGCCGGGAATCCCGAGGATGTCCGGGTCCCGGTCGCATGGCTGGTCGAACGCGCGCTGTGAGCAACGGCCGGAGGCACCTTTAAAGGATTCCGGCTGCGGCACGAGCCGGTAACGAAATAGCCCAGGTGACCTGGGGCCAAGAGAGGAAGTGAAGAATATGGAAGCAGAAAACTACGAGGCGACGAAGGTGATCGCCAAGGCCTGTAACTGGGCCGATCGACGCAAGGCCGTGCAGATCGCGCCGCCCAGCGAGAAGGCGCGCGCTGCCGGCCAGTACAAGGAAAGCGGTCACGAGCTGGCTGAGGCCGTCGAGAAGTTCCGCAAGACCGAGCGGAGGGATTGATGGACACCTCCATCGTCTCCCGCGAAATGATCCGAGAGAAGGCCCGCGCTGCACACGCACACGGCGCCGGCCGTGACCAGCACGGCTTCAACTGGTTCTGCACGGCGGTGATTTCCACCTGGCAGCACGAGTGGGACCTGTGCGAGGCTGAGAAGGCTGGCCAGCAGCTGGCGGAGGCATGCCCGCCATGACGACCGCCCCGCTCACCCCACCAGACTGCAATCTGCAGGACTTCGCCTTCATGCCGCTCGACGTCGCCCGCCTGCGTGACAGCGACATGGCCGCGTACGAATCTCCCGAGGCATGCTGGGCCGCGGTGCTTCTCTGGAGCGCCGCCTGGCATCAGGTGCCCGCCGCATCCCTTCCTGACGATGATCGCTTCCTCGCCAAGGCCGCCGGCTATGGCCGCGTGGTCAAGGAGTGGGCGAACGTCCGCGAAGGCGCGCTGCACGGCTGGATCAAGTGCGCCGACGGCCGCCTCTATCACCCGGTGGTCGCCGAGAAAGCGCTGGAAAGCTGGAAGGCGAAGCTGCACCACCAGTGGAAGAAAGAGTGTGACCGCATCCGGAAAGCGAACAAACAGCGCGAGGCCGAAGGGCGTCCGTTGCTTCCGCTTCCGCCGGAACCGGGCACCACTTCCGACATTCTTCCAGAGGAACCGAAAGAAATTCCGCTGGAAAGCGCAGGCGATTCCGCCGGAAACCCTGAGACAGCCGTCGGAAATCCGACGGAAAACGCTCTTAAGGGAGAAGGAGAAGGACAGGGAGAAGGACAGGGACAGGGAGAATTAAAAACATCTCTCTCTGCTCAGCCTTCAACTACCGCGCCCGATGACGACCGGGAGCATCCGAGCCAGAAACCGAAGCTGGAACGCCACACGCAGATCGCCATGCTGCTGCGCGCCCAGGGCATTGCTGCTGACGGCATGCATCCGACCGTGGCCTGCACCTGGGCGCAGAACGAGCGCGTCACCGACCTCGTGCTGAACGCGGCCATCGTGAAGGCCAAGGCCACGCTCGAGCGCCAGGGCCGCGGTGGCGACGTGTCGATCGCCTACCTCGAGCCCATCGTCGTGCAGATTCTGGCCGCACCGCCAACACCCCCGCATGCCGCGCATCCTGGCCGCCCCGAGAAGTTTGACCCCGTCGCCCACGTCAACCGCAACCGGATCACGTCATGACCAACCTCGCCGAAATTCCCGAGCTGCCTTCGTCGCCGACCACGCGCCCGTTCTCGCAGTGGTTCGATCCGGTGCCGAGCCTCGGCATCTCCTGCATCGATCACCTGTTCAACCGTCTGGACGGCGCCTACCCGCACAAGTGGCGCAGCAACTTCCCGAACCAGCAGGCGATCGACAACTGGGCCGAGAGCTGGGTCGAGGCGTTCGAAGAGGAAGGCATCACGCCGGCCGACGTCAAGGTCGGGCTGCGCGAATGCCGCCGCCGCTTCGCCTGGCCGCCATCGTGCGCCGAATTCGTGCAGGCCTGCCGGCCATCGCTGGACCCGCTCAAGGCGTACTACGAGGCCGTGAACGGCGTGCAGGCCCGCGTCAACGGCGAACACGGCGAATGGTCCCACCCAGCGATTTACTGGGCCGCCATGCCTATCGCCGTGGAGCTGCGCGAGCAGAGCTACAGCCAGGTCAAGGCCCGCTGGGAACAGTCGCTCCAGCAGCAGCTGGCGAAAGCCACCTGGGACGAGATCCCGAAGCCTCACCTGCAGCTGACTGCCCCCGGCAAGTCGACCACGTCGAACGCCGCGGCAAAGCAGGCGATCGAGAACCTGGTCCGCAACGTCGTGAACCGCCCTGCCAGCACCGACCCGAAGGCCTGGGCCCGGAACCTGCTGGCACGCGCCGACGCTGGCGAGAAGCTGACGCCGACCCAGGTGCAGATGGCACGGGAGGCACTGGCGATGCCGGACGAGCCGCTCGCACGCTTCGGCGCACTGCGAGAGACCGGCTTTGTGCTGCCGGCCTGACGGAGACCGCGATGACGAACAAACACCTCGACGCCCAGCAGCACACCAAGCAGGAGGCCGCCCTCATCGAAGCGCATGCACAGCGGGCCGCTGAGCTGCGGATCCAGCTGGACCTGCTGCTGTTGCGGAGCATGACCCGTGAGGCTGAGCAGCAGCAGGCCTGAGACCATTTCGCGCGCGAGCGCACCAACCCCGAAGGAGCAAAGCATGAACTACCCCAGCGAACTGCAGCAGAAGATGGCCGCCGACAGCCTGATCGGCGCCGCCCGGATCAACCAGGGCGTCAACACGCAAAACGAAACCCTCCGCCAGATGCCTCAGCGCGACAAGCCGCCCGTCGAAGTATCGGGACAACGCCTCTTCGAACGGCTCGGCCAGCTCCAGGTGGAGGCTGACTTGCTGGGTGACCGTCTGGGCCCGGTCTCGCGCCCGGACTCGACTGCTGGCAACGCGTCCACCCGCGCGCCCAGCGAATGCATGCTGGTTGACATGCTCGACCAGGCTGCAGAGCGCGTTGAGCGCCTGATCCATCAGCTGAGCAGCGCGCGCGACCGCCTTTGCATCTGACGCCGCCACCCGCCCGGCCAGCCCGGGCGGCTACAACAACGACACGGGAGAACCTGAAATGCTGAAAGCACTGGGAAGCTTGGGAAAGGCCGCAGTCGGCCTGGTTGTCACGACGCCAGTCTCACTGGTCGCTGACGTGATCACGATGGGCGGTGCGTGCGTCGACCGCCGCGAACCCTACACCGCCACCGCACTGCGGGACGTGCTGCGCAACGTCACCGACGCATCGAAGCCGGAGAACCGCCCATGAACATCCTCGCCATCGACATCGGCACCACCACCGGCTGGGCGCGCAGCTCGCGCGCCGGCACGGTCGTCAGCGGCAGCGAGTCGTTCGCGCCGCGCCGCATGGAAGCGGCCGGCCAGCGCTGGCTGAAGTTCCGCGCCTTCCTGGCCGAGCAGCGCCTGCAGGCCGGCGAGATCCACGCGGTCTACTACGAGGACGTGAAGAACCACGCCGGCACGCTGGCGGCGCACGTGTACGGCGGCTTCCTGGCCTGCCTGGAGATGTGGTGCGCGGCGAACAACGTGCCGCTGCGCCCGGTGGGCGTCGGCGTCGTGAAGAAGCACTGGACCGGCAAGGGCAACGCGGACAAGGCGGCCATGTGCGAGACGGCGCGCGCCAAGGGCTTCCGGCCGAAGGACAACAACGAGGCGGATGCGCTGGCAATCCTGTCGCTGGCCCGCTCGCTCGAGCAGCTGCCGGAGGCCGCGTGATCCCCGCCGCCCTCGCCTGCTTTGCCCTGGGCTTCCTTGGCGGCTTCTCTTTCGGCTTCAAGGTCGCGGCCATGATCCGGCTCGGCGTGCAGCAGGTGCTGCCGGCGGCGCCGGTCGACCAGGTGCTGGAGGAGGTCGCGCCTTGAGCGAACGCCGCGATATCGGCTCGCGCCTGGAGAACTGGGCGCGCGTCTACCACGACAACCCACGTCCGGGGCTCAGCCCTACGGCTGCGTTCTGCGAACAGCTGCGGCGTGAAGCCGAGGGCGACAGGTCGTCGCCCGAGCGCCGCAAGCTGGACGAGGACGACGCCGAGCTGATCGAGCGCGGCATGCGCAAGATCGAGACCAGGCACCGCATGCTGCTCTGGTGGTGCTACATCAAGCAGGCCCACCCGGGCGAGGTTTGCCGCAACATGCGGATTGCCCACAAGCCGGCGACCGTCTTCGTGAAAGCCTTCCGTGATGCGCAAGACGCGATCGCCAAGGAAGTGGAGCCGTGCAACACATTTCATAGTTCCTGAACGAAATTTGTTGACAGCCCGCAATCTCAGCAGTAAATTTCGTACCTACAACTTATTTCCATCTTTCAAGATGCGTATCCGGTTCCCTGATGGGAGCCGGAGTCGCGTCCGGAAGGATCCGAAGCCCCGCAGTCAGCGATGACGCGGGGCTTTTTGCTTTCCGCTCCCAGGAGAATCCCATGCTCAGTTCACTTCGCCGCTCTGCCCTGCTCGCCACCCTTGCCATCCTCGGTGCTGGCTCGATGCCTGCCGTGATGGCTCAGCCCGCGATGACCAGTGCCGCGCCGCGCCCGGTAGGAGCCGGCAAGCGCGTCGCCTCGGGTGGCCGCCGCAGCCTGGGCCTGTACGGTCGCAAGAGCGCCGGAATCACTGCCGCGCAGCAGAAGCGCGCCTCGGCGAAGAAGCGCGGCATCGCCCGCAACCGCCGGCACCACCGCTGATCACCATGCGGTTCTTCGAACAGATCTGCGACGGCCGCACTGTGCTGAGCCCGCGGATCGAACCCGGCGCCCAGCGCGTGACGGACGACGTCTACGCCGTCTGCTGGCTCGACGCAAAGCAGCGGCTTGGATACCCATTGAGCACAGTGCAGCAATGCCTGCTTGATACCTTCCTCGAGGAGCGCACATGCACTTCCAGCTGACCCACGACGACGAGCGCCGCTGGGTGCGCGTCTTGCTCCAGCTCGAGCACACGCGCGCCGCGATGCGCGCCTGAACCACCCTTGTCTCCTGCCCCGCTGATCGATCGGGGCTTTGCGGGCCCGGTACCTAACGACCGGGCCCGTTCTTTTTTCCGAATGCCATGACCACCTACACGAAGGCGCTGGCCGCCAAGTTCTGCGCGGCCGTGGCCGAGGGCGACAAGAGCATCGCCGAGATCTGCTCGATCAAGGGCATGCCGAGCAAGGCGACGGTTTTCCGCTGGAAGGCGGATCACCAGGAATTCCGCGAGATGTACGAAGCCGCGAAGGACATGCAGCTGGAGTTTCACGTGGACGAGTGCGCGCGCATCGCCGACAAGTGCGCTGTGGACCGCGATGCAGTTGCCAAGGCGCGGCTGCAAATCTACGCCCGCCTGGAGCGCGCACAGCTACTGCGCCCGAAGACGTACAGCAAGAAAGTAACCCAAGAGCTGACCGGCGGTGACGGCGGCCCGCTCGTCGTGGAGATTGTGCAATTTGGGCAAGGTCAGAATCCCGAATAACTGGCAGCCGCGCCCGTACCAGATGGGATTCTGGTCATACCTGGAGCGCGGCGGCACCCGCGCGGTCGAGATCGCGCACCGCCGCTGGGGCAAGGACGAGATCTGCCTGCACTGGGCGGCAGTCGCCGCGATGAAGCGCCCGGCCACCTACTGGCACATGCTGCCGCAAGCCAACCAGGCGCGCAAAGCGATCTGGGAGGCAGTGAACCCGCACACCGGTAAGCGACGGATCGACGAAGCCTTCCCGATGGAGATTCGGGCCAGCACGCGCGAGCAGGAGATGATGATCCGCTTCGTCAACGGGGCGACGTGGCAGGTGATCGGCTCGGACAACTTCAACTCCCTGGTCGGCTCGCCGCCGCTGGGTGTTGTCTTCTCCGAATTCGCGCTGGCCAACCCGGCCGCCTGGGCGTATCTGCGTCCGATCCTGCTTGAGAACGGCGGCTGGGCCGCGTTCATCACCACGCCACGCGGCAAGAACCACGCGTACAAGCTGCTCAAGACCGCCGAGACGTCCGAGGACTGGTGGGGCGAGGTGTCGAGCGCCGACGAAACCGGCGTGTTCACGCCCGAGCAGCTGGAGCAGGAGCGAGCCGAGCAGATCGAGCTGTTCGGCGAGGACGCCGGTGACGCCTTCTTCCAGCAGGAATATCACTGCTCCTTCGAAGCCGCGGTGCTGGGCGCCTACTACAGCAAGGAGCTGGCCGGCGCCCGCCGCGCGCACCGCATCACGAAGGTACCGCACGACCCCGACTACCCGGTCTATACCGCCTGGGACATCGGCTTCAGCGACGATACGAGCATCTGGTTCTACCAGGTCATCGCAGGCGAGGTCCGGATCCTGGAGTGCTACACCGCGCACGGCGAGGCTCCGGACCACTTCGTCGGCGTCATGGTTGGCCGCAAGTGCGAAATGGACATCATCGGCGGGAAGATCAGCTTCCGCTTCGGCGAGGAGCTGCCCGCGCACGCACACCGCAAGGCGTACCGCTACGCCATGGTCTGGCTGCCGCACGACGGCAAGGCCAAGACGTTCGCCGCCCAAGGCAAGAGCGTTCAGGAGCAGCTGGCCGCGCACTTCGGCTGGGGCTGCGTGCGCATCGTGCCCAGCCTGAGCCTGCAGGATGGTATTCAGGCCGCGCGAGCGCTGCTCAAGAAGGCATGGATCGATGAGGAAGGCTGCGCCACCGGCATCGCCGCGCTGGAGGCCTACCGGCGCGAGTACGACCCCGAGAAGCGAATGTTCCGAGACGCCCCGCTGCATGACTGGAGCAGTCACCTGTCCGACGCGTTCCGGATGATGGCCATCGCCTGGCGCGAGCCGCCGCCGGCAGACCAGCCGAAAGAGACCAAGTTCTTCGAACAGGCCTCGCTGGACGAGCTGTGGAAGCTGTCTCAGGCGCTGGGCCGCGAAAGGATTTGACATGCAACTGCACGTAATCATCGCCGAACGCGAGGAGCAGGCCCGCCTGGAAGGACAGCGGGCATTCGAAGACGGCAAGACTGTCGACCAGTGCCCGCACCGCAGCCACACACGCGAGGCCGATCTGTGGCGCC